CCGGTACTACTGCAGATGGTAAATCTTCATCTTCCAAATCTATTTTGTTTTCCTTCTTAACGTGTGCAGGTAATCCTTTGTGTTTTGTAGATGCGAAATCCTTCGCTGCTTTATCAGTCATTGAATCAGCTGCTTTTTCTACTTCGTCTGATGGGTTTTCCATATCACCTTTTTGGGTAGCGTGGACCATTCCCATAAATCTTTGTTGTGCTTTTGACTGTGCAGGCATATCTTTTAATATATAGTTTTACTAATATAAATATATAGTTTTAACATTAACCAATGAATTTTGATACTCTATTAGTTTATTTACCGATATATCAAAGACATCGTATTTGAATTTCCCAACTGAATTATTATCTTGCATCACCATTGGCATCATTGTTATGAACTTAAACCTCTCTTGATTTGCCAATAAATCATCACAATTACACTTAACCACTATATCATTATATGTGACACTATCCAATGGTTTAAACTTTTGGGTTATATCAATATCTGTAAGTTTTAATTCACTTGCTAAATAATCAACTGCTATTTCAGTATCACAATAGATATTTGAAAAATAAGGTTCTAAATAACCAACCACATCCTCTCTAGCATTTTCCAACACCAACGCAATATCATATTTTGGTATTATTGTTGGGTACTGATATTCATCATATAGTGGTGTTGTTCCCCATTTACGGATAAACTCTCTTGTCTGTCTAAATGCTAAATTATTCCAATCGTCACTCTTCTTTGCCAAATCATCCGTTTGAGTTGCGTGTTCAAATTGTCCACCTCTACAAGTTAAATGATAAACCAATGCATTCCAAGGTTGGATGAAATCATAACCATTTAGTAAAAAACGATTAAACAAATCTCTATCTTCACTATGTGATTTCATAATTGGGTCATGCCCACCTACGGATAAGAAATCTTCTCTATGGATGAGCCAGGGTGCGAATACACCTTTGGTTGTTCTATCATTATCTAAATTGTGTTCTACAAAATCATTAAACCTTTCTTTCATAAACCCATCCTTTACATCTTCCTCTGGCCACAATCCAAAGTTCTCAACTATCTTTGCTGGGTCTGATGGGTGTAATGGTGGTTCAATTCGGGTAGCTGATACTACAATACCTTTCTGCCAATTCTTATATAGGTTTAAATCCATATCTTTACCAGCTAACATATCTGCGTGGTATATCACTACGAACTCCGTAGTTGCCTTCTCAACCAATAAGTTGTATGCATTACCAATACCATACAATTCGGTGTGTGGGTTCTTATGGTACTCTATACCATTCTCCTTACACCAATCTTCCGTACCATCATTATCGGCATCTATGAATACTAATATCTTATGGTCTTTGTTATAGCAGTTCTCTCTAATATATTGAACTGCGTGTTTTAAGTATCGTAAGTTATTCTTACTGGTGATACAAAATGTAAAATCTGGTATTATTTCTATTGTTTCCATTATTCTCCTACGTCTACCACGTGTCTATCCCAACCTATGTGCTTACAATATCCTTCTCTGAATATCATAGCAAAGTATTCTCTTTCGTAATAGTATTTACTTATTTCTAATTCTCTACCAATCGGTGCATATCCATCCTTTGGATAATCTATCATCTTTCGCATTGATGGGTTGAATGTAAATCCATGCCAATGACCATCAAATCCCCAAATCAATCTACGAACTCCCCTGCCATTTACAGCATAGGTTGGGTCTATGGATGGGTGTGGTGTATCGTTGGGGTCTCTTGTCCATACACATATAATCTTTTCATCCAAATCAATTACATCCAAACAAGCCTCAATAAATCCTTCTTTGTAGAACTCCCAATCTTCTTCCATATGGAATACATATGGAGTTGTAATCATAGCGTATGCTTTATCTATACTACGAACTTGTCCTATGTTTTTGGGATTATCTATAAACTTAATGAATGGATACTTTTTAATCAAGTCATTATTACAACCAACTACACCACTATCATCAATCACTATAAACTTTTTGATTGGATGTGTGTTAAAATCATTGAAACTATCCAAAGTTTTCTCTAATAAATCTGGTCTGTTACAAGATGTAACTACAACTGAAACCTCTTTATAGTTGCTCATAGAAATCGTTTTGTTTTCTTTGTCTATCTATATCTTTGATGTGTTTGATTGAATATAATTCTTCTGGTGGGAATATGGAATAACTTTCGTATCCTTGTATCTTCTCATGTACTTTACCTGCCCAATAAATACCTTGTTTGTTTCGGTATAATCTACCTTGCACATCTGGATAATTTATCCAACCTTGCTCACTTATATTCCATCCCCACTTTTGTATATCATCAGGCGTTACACCATTTACAATGTTGATACGTGGTAGCCAAAACATATCTATTTCTGGATTTTCCTCTAATATAGTATGTAAGTTTTGAATAAGTGTTGCCTCTAAATCTTCATCTGCATCTAATTGGAAAATCCAATCTCCACTACAATTTTGATTTAGGTGTTGTTTAAACTGTCCGAAATCTCCGTTTAATGGAAATGATACTAACTTTTGTATTTTAGCATTAATCACACATTCGTTTAGATATTCTACAACGGGAATTGTTGCGGTTGATGAGTCAAACTGAATTACAATCTCATCCTCTACTCTTTTATTGGTAGATAATCGTTCTATAAGATTTTGTATCTCAACTATTTCGTTGGATACGGTCACACCATAACTAATTTGCATAATCTATTTTTTATTGTAACTTATTGGTACTAATTCTAACCCTATTTTTTTACCTAATTTTTCCACATTAAAATATACCTCCGTTACTCTTTTTAATCCCGGTATTTTATATGTTCTATAACAATCATATGGTTTAAGTAGTGGATTGGTTTTAACTTGTTTTTGATAAAAAGATTTACCTGTTCTATCTATTATAATTGGTTTTGCTCCCTGGTCATATTCCAAATTTTCACTAATAAGTGTATTGGTATTTTGTATATCCTTTAACAATGCCACCACATATAACGGGTCTTGTATCTTCTTCATTAGTTGACTATACACTCTTAATGGCAAAGGGTTTAACTTAATACAATGTAATAATTTATCGCCTCTGTTAAATCCCAATGTCAATAAGAGTGGAGTCTGTGATGGACCATATGTTTTAGATGAACCATTTACATAATCATATCCATATAATCTATAAAAAGCACCATTCTTAATCTGTGATTTAGTTGTTGGTTTCTCTACATAGAAATATGGAATATAATAATATAGGTTATTCATCTACCTTTGTTAGCTTTGGTAAGTTTAATGGAATAAATTGCTTTATTGTTGGAACATAATTTGTTAAAATAGTATCAAACAATTTAGTCATTTTTTCCAAACCAAAGTTTTGTTGATTTTGTTTTCCTAATTGTTGTGATGCAATTTTATACTTATCGTATCCCTTATAAATATCAGTTAATGTTTTAATTGCTCCAGTATAATTTACATAAAACCACTTTGTTCCTTCTAAAATGAATTGGTCTTGTGCAGATGGGTGTATATCTTTTAACTCACCATCCAATAATACTGCACCACTTTTTAAGAAATCCAAATGCCCACTCCATCCAGATGCTATAACTGGCTTACCTGTTAAGCTGAACTCTAATAGAGGTCTACCAAATCCTTCCCCATGTGTAAACGAAACCATAGCTTTTACCTTTGGGTGGTGGTACATCGCATTCATTTCTTCATCACTCAACTCACCATGCAGTAAATAGATTGGTGGAGTGTTTTTACCAAACTCTTCCGTAACCTCTTCTAATTTACCCATAGTTGCTTCCCTATCCATTACAGAAAAACCTGCCGAAGATGTTTTTAAGATAAGTGCAGGTGGGTTCTTTTGCCCTCTAAACGCGTGACAGAATGATTTAATCATCATACCTACATCTTTTCTATCGTGCCCTAAATCACCTCTCAACCAATGTCCTACAAATAGATAAGCAAAATCTTCTTTAATCTTATCCAATTCTACAAATTTTGTTTCTGGCTTTTTTCCAAAGAACTCTTCATTGTATCCTTCAAATAAAACCTCAATTGGTTTATCTAATTTATGTTGTTTGATTACCTGCTTTGTATTCTTATCGGTTTCGCTGTATATAGTTTTAACTAACACCTCTTTTGAAAACTCCGATGGAACTATAATCATATCCATACGATTACATCCTTGTATAAAATCAACCGAACAAGCAGTTGTTTCAATCCCAGCAGTAATACCAATGTTGTAATTACCCATAGGTTGAAATTCATTTGGGACTGTAACTTGTATGTAAACATCTGGCTTTCTATCTACACCAACAACAATTCGTTGTATAATATCTTCATCGTTTGCAGTTAATGCCGTCATAGGTGTTACTCCCCAACGAGTTGAAATGATACGAACATCGTATTTATCCAATTTAATTAGGGAACGAACCAAATCTCGTGCGTGGTCACCATAACCACTTCTTGTACTAACTGGTGCTTGAAATAATAATAAAGGTTTTTTAATATCTGCCATAACTTATTTGTCTAATGTAAATAATTCGTACTTCTTGCGAGGTGTAAAGTTTTCTAATGCATCGTTGATACCATCTGTCATAGTTTTACACATATTTTCTAATGATAACCCACCTTCACCTAAAGCCCACTCTCTACCTCTCAATCCCATTGCCTTTCTCTCTGCATGAGTCCTATTATATAACTCACGTAGTGCAGATGATACCTCATAATTATCCACGTGGTCTTCCATAATATATGGTGTTGGTGGTGAACCGGTGTAAGAACGAGAGCGACTCCATATTGGAATAACCCAATCTCCCCAAGTTACCTTATCTTCAAACTTTCTCCAATCGTGCAAAGAACCAATCTCTACATAATCTTCTTCGTTTAATGCTACTCCACTATCTTTCCAACGGAAACCACATTGGTCTTGTAATCCACCAGTTACATTTACAATAACAGGTGTTCCTGCTACAATACTTTCTGCACTAGCCAATCCAAATCCTTCTGCTGATGAAATGTTTAAAGTAACATCTGCTATATTGTATAGTTGGTTTAGTTGTTGCTCATTCCACTTTCTATCATCGAATATCACATTTATCCCATCACACAAATCTGCTACTACCTTTGGTAAATCTGTACCATTCTCATCTACTTTTTGTGTGTGCATCAATAGAGCACATTTATCACGCTCTTCTTCTGGTAGGTTATTTACGAAATCTCTGAATGAAACAATCACATCAATTGCCTGCTTTCTACGAATATTTCGGTTATTCCAATATGCTATAAAATCATATTTCTTATCACCCAATACCTCTTTGTAGAATGTGTCATCAATTTGTGTTGGTTTGTAATCAGTTCCGTTGATACCATGTGGTACATACTTTACTTGCCAATCCGCAGGTTGCTTCCAACGTGATTTAGTATCCATACCCCATACTCTACGAGTAATACCATAGGTTTGTCTTGATATAGTACCAACCCAATCACAACTCTCTAAATAATCTCTGTTGTATTGTGGGTCTGGTAAATCATCCCAAATGTGATAGAATAGGATTGGGATGTTTTGACGGATTTCGTGCTCAATTTGATATAACCAAATCCAATACCTCGGGTCTGTAAAGTGTAGGATTGCATCTGGGTTTTCCATATTGATGATTTGCCTTAATGAATCAGCAGTACCATAGCCTGATGATGGATAGATTTTTACATATGCATCTTCGATACCCGTTCTCTTACGAACATCATCACATAAATCCATAATCTTACCTTCTTCTGGATGTTTTACTGCTGCACCGATTTGTACCCAATCGAAATCTTTTAATGTACCTAATACGAATTGCTTTGACATATTAGCAATACCACTTGCCATTCGTAGGTCATCTGATAGTAACAATATTTTCTTTTTTGCCATAACTTATTAAAATGCTGAACCGCTAATTTGTAGTTTATTATAATTGTTTAAATTGTTTTTGTAATTTTCATCATTCAGATAAAGATTTATACTACGATTTACCAACTTTTGAAGAGTTATTCCGTGCTCACTTACCGATGCAACCCTAAATGTTTGATATAAATCAGAGATTATCTTTACCGAAGTCAGTTTAGTTTCTGGTTTTTTCATAATTATTTATTTTATATATATAAATATACGAAAAATAAATTTCCGTATATAAGTATATATACTTTTTTTTAATTATTTTTGGCGAGCAGGGCATCTATCTACGAATGGGCAAAACCTGCAGTTCTTATTTCCATCACCAGGATTTGGTGTGTAATCCATATCTAAATTATCTGTACCATCTTCGTTGAATACTTCATCTACGAACTTCATAAAATCTTTGACTGCACGAGCCACCGATGGACCACCATTAGCAGGAATTAATTTAGAAATACGTGGAATGGTAAATTCTGTATTCTCACTAATCTTTCGTTTAATGATTTGGAACTCTACCTGTATTCTATCTATCGGATGATTATATTGCTCTGAATAATAATGTTTGTATAATAATAATTGGTTTAGTTTTGTTTTATCTGCTTTCTGCTCTTTACTCCACCCACGAGTAGATGTTTTGAAGTCAATAATCTTTAATAGGTTGAACTCTTTGTGGCGTATTACTATGTCTAAATACCCTAACATACTTACATTAGGTTTTAGCTGGATATTTAGGGGTAATTCAATACCTACTAATTCCCATCCTTTCTTTGTGAAGAAATCATCACTATGCTTTTTGAAATATTCGAGGCAAATAACCCCGTCATCAAAGAACTCCTCTAATTCTTTTTTGGTACATACAAACTTTCCGTCTTCAAATCCTTCGTGCTCCTTCTTAAAAGTATCTACAAGTCTTTCTTTGAGAAGTTGTGGTAAGTTGATTTCGTTGGCCTCTTTCTTTGTTTTGTTATAGAAAATATCCAAATAGTGTTGTAAGGTTTCGTGGAATGCAGTACCAAATATTGTGTGAATACTGCCGGAGTAAACACCCAACTTATCAATATAATTGAATTTATACTGCTGTTTGCAGGTGGTCCACATAGAATATCTTGAGTAACTTACACGCGCCATAGTCATTTTCTTTAAGTACAAACAAAGATACAAAAAAAGATTTGGTTTCCCAAATCTTTTTCTGATTATTTTTAATAAAATTTATTTTAATTTACATTATGTAATTGGTGTTCCTCCAATGCTTTAGTTGTATATCTATCATACTGAATATCAAAACCTTCATCGGCAACATCAATAAGTGCATCTTCCAAATTAAATGATAATTGACCACTCCCTTTAATATTTGTTATAAGTTTATTCCAACTATTTACGTTTTTAGTTTTAATACCGCGCGAAACACCAATGATTTTAAAGACGTTTTTGGTAGTAACTACATATCCAATTGATTGTAATCTAGCAGATTCATTGAAATCATCTCGCTTACATTCAATTATAATACATTTAGTATCGGAGGTTACTTTATCTCCCTTATTTACCATATATATTTTAAAATCATGTCTTTTATCATCGGAGTTCCATTCCATATAAACAAGCTTTTTTCTTTCATCCTCTGACATATCATTAAGAAAATCTAAACCCCAACTTGTTCTTGTACGATTACAAGCAGCACGCCCTCCAAAATCTTTAACAATTACATCATACATCCACAATTGAATTGCACGTTCTAATAATTTGTTATCTGGATACGTGTCCAAAAGATATGGTTTTAATATATCAGAAAGTGTTTTGGATAATATGGGATTAACTCCAGCAAACTTATCAACCGTAACAAAAAATGGTCTTAATTCAACTTTATCAATATCACATTCCAAAACAACATTATTCAAAGAAGTTGAACCAGAATGCCCTCTTAATGGAATCATAAATGCAATCTGATTAGAACCCTTATAATATACTGTTAAATACGGTCTATCTCCTTCCATTATACCAATATTCCCACTACGTTTACCTAATTTAATATTATCCAATGTAATTGATATTTCAGTATCATCTAATGGTACTTTAACAACTAATTGTTTTATTGTTTTATGGTCATATGTTAAGCAATTAAATTCAGCAGTTTGTAGTGGTGTTCCTTTTTTACTTACCCAACTAACTCCTTTTGATTGGATTGGACTACTTAATTCTCTATCAATTGTTTCCGTAGGAAATCCAGATGCTTCTAGAATATAATTTCTACCATCACTTACATTTCTATTATCATATATACTTAATATATCCCTTAAACCATCAATAAACTTTCGATAATCACCCATTTGTTTGGTATATGGTATATTCATTTCAATAATAACACCACTTTTTGGTTCATTAATTTCTTCAAAAGAAGTTTCGCCAGTTTTAACATTCCAAACTTCCCACTTTTCCATTTCGGAAGTTTTTACTTTATATACCAACGCTGATGTATAAAGTGATTGTGTGTAAATGCCAGTTCCATATATAGAACTAGAATCGTTTTCTTTCTTTGGTTTAAATGTTCCACCCTTAACAATAGTTTCATCTAAAAGATTACTATTAATTGTTTGTAAATTAGTACCATCACCATATTGAATGACCTTTATATCAAACCCATTGGTGGTCTTTTTGATTTGAAACAATACCTTTTTAACATTTCTAGGAATATTTGTAAGAATTTCAAACCATAGTTTTAATATGTTCTTACTTAATTCTTGATTTTGCTGCATTGCTGCAGAACCTACGGATTCCATAGATTTCATTTTAGCAATTTGCGGTTCAACCGCTCTAATAAGAGCACGTTTTACATTGCGTTTTAAGCCACTAATTTCTGATTCATTTGAAACTACTGCCTTTTTCGTTTCTTGCATGATTTTTGTAAACATTGTTTATTTTATTTATTTTTTGCCTACTCTATTCGGTTTTCGGCTTACCCGTTTTTTTAATTGTATAAAGATACAAATAAAGTTTTAATTATCCTAATTATTTTTAATAAAATTAACAAAATCTTGTAATTTGTTTTCGTTGATTGGTTTATAGTGTGGATTACGCCAGATTGGTTTTGTAGATGAACGCTTCCCATCACATAAATAAAACACTTTGTGGATGTTTCCTTCATCCATATAGTATTCATATGCCTTATCACTTACACTATTCTCTAATGCTAGGATAAAGGTAGTAGGTTTTGATTGAACACCATTTAGGATTCTACCAAAATCTGAACTAGCCCTTTCCATAAAACATCTATCTAAATATGCTTTACACTCACCAATCTTTGCCATAGTTCCATCGGTATGGTATAGGTGTCTATCTACCTGAAACTTTAAGGTATAACCACTTTTACTCACCGATTCAATAAAATCGTTCTTCTTTGATTCACCACCGATTTCAGTTTTCCAAATCAAATCTAACAATCCCTCTACCACTTCTTTCATAGTGGAACGAACCATACCCATCTCGCCTTTGTTAGCGAATGATGCTGCTAATTGGACATTATCTTCGTAATACTTTATGTAAGTTTGTAAGTTGCTCATAGTTTATTGTTTTATTTAACCCATTCTTCAAATGCAATCTCATACGCTACCACCGGTTCGTATCCATCTCTAATCAATCGTTCTGCCTCATCTACCACTTCCTCTCGTAATCCCCAAGCAGATGCTTCTACACAAATCAATTCAATTTGTTGTAAATCTCCTAATGTTAGTTCCATATTAGTAAGATTTTATGTTTTCCGAATAAGTTGTTTTACCGGCAGTTTGTGTAGAAATGGTTTCACCTTTGGTTGTAAAATAATGATAGTGTCCGTTATCAAAAAAACGATAAACCTTTACACCATCTTTATCAAAAAGGTATTCTACTTCAAATCCATCATCCTTACCAATTCTTTCTTTTGATATTGGTTCGTTTATACAAGCTCCGAAAATCATAGCACCTAGTACTATGATAATCGTATAGAATGTTAGTATCCTTTTCATATTACCAAGAAGATGAATAATAATAATCAGCAGTAGTATCAGGTAATACTCCCTCTAAAATCTCAATAGTGTTTTGAATACCATCAAAGTACCATTCATCATATTCAGTTCCACCAAAGAAGAAACCACTTGCAGTTGGTAATAATTCCTCTGCGCGTGAATTATCATTTAGGATTTTCTTACATATTTCCAACAAATCTTCCAACTGACCTTTACTAACAGAATACTCACCACAATTATCTACACCATTCTGCACATTCTCAACGAACCATTGGTGGATTTGGTTTTGCTTTCGCCAATAACCAACTTCTTCAATAACATAAGTAACACGTTTCGGGTCAATCTTTACAGGTTCACCACCTTTGGTTACTTCTACATTGTACTGCTCTTCTGGTGTTTGATGCTCCCATTGTCTAACATAGGTACGCTTCTCTAAATACATGTCTAATCCCATATCTTTATTATTTTATAAGTAACATTGTTTATGTGTGAGTGCTAATAATTTAATAACTCTAATGTTATCACTATCAGCACGAGTAACTGCTCCAACCAAATCGTTAGCACAAACTGCTTCTACGAAACCACCACCCGCATAAGATGATTTATCACGCGTTACCATAATCGAAACCATCATTTCAATATTATGGTCACTTACATTTGGAAATTCTGATTTCCATTCATTAGCGAATTGAATAGCTCGCTGTCTACATTGCTCTCTAATATGCATACTTTTAAATTTTATAATTTTTAATAACCGAAACTACATTTTTTATTCTATTGTAAAGTGCCTTATCTACGTTTGCACCTCTAGCTACTTCAAGTAAATCATCGTAAAGGTAGCCATCAAATAATCCGTATAACATATTCATAAGGTCAAAACCAGTATTGAAATCAACCTCTTTTAAAATATCCATAATTTCACCTCGTGTTTCCGAAGTCATATTGGCGTGTCTGTTAAATCTAATAAAACTCATATCTTATTTGTTTAAAGTGTCTAACTCAATAATTTCTGGTCCGTATTTAATGAACCTTTTTATAGAATTGAAGATTTTAATTGCTTCCTCTTTTGAAGGAGCAGAGATGAAGATTTGCTCATCATCGAAATCATTGTAACCTGGCACCCAGCCGTAATAATTAAATTGGTAATTTTTCATAACTTTTATATTTTATTCTTCACAAACCGAAAACTCAATTGCTGGTCCTAATGTGAATCCACCACTAACACCTGCGTAATTGTAATTGGGTTCTAATATCTCTCTAACTTTCTCTCTATCAAATGAGTCAAACTGAATTTCGTGCTCATGTGGTTCGGTCAGATACTCACCGATTGCTGCCTCAATATCCTCTGTGGATGCGATGCGATACTCACCATACTCTTCATTGTAGAAATCATTACAGTACTCAATAAATTCTTTAAGGTCTGATAGAAAACTCACTGCTTTCATCATCGGAATTGGGGCTTCATTCATCATATCTTTATTGTTTTATGTTTAACTCTTATTACTCTATAAAGGTAAGCAAAATAATTCAATTATGCAACGTCTTTGTAAAATATTTTTTAATTATTTTAGGCGATACATAAATAAATATCCACAATCTTCATCGTAATCTGCATCTTCAACTACCTCATTCGAACCACCGATGATGGCCTGTAATTTAGCCAAATCAACGCTTCTCCAATAACCAAATCGGAAAAACACATTATAATCACCACCCCAAACCTGTTTGATTTCAAAATCACCAAACTCTGCTTCAATCGTTTTTAATGTTGAAATACTCAATCCGTTTCTCATATATTTATTTGTTTATGTTTAACAATTCAAATTAAGCCATCCAAGACTCATACCCACGTTCAACCAACGCAGGTATTACCTCTGCGTAACGCTCCTCACTCACCACCCCATGCCAAAAGGTGTAATCCCAATTGACCTTATGGGGGTCATTACTCCCAGCGAACTCCGCCATTGTGATTAACAAATCACAATACTCACTCACACTCATTGAAACAATCTCTTCGTTACTCATATCTTTATTTTTTATGTTTATCTCTTACTACTCTATAAAGGTAGGCAAAATAATTCACATTTCCTAATGTTTTCTTAATTATTTTCAAAATATTTTTTTAATATATTTATATATACATTGGAAGTTATATGAAAACATTTTTTACAAAAGCATTAGTTTATTCAATTGGAACAATTGTAGTTTCAGCTGCGGTATTTAGTATTACTATGGCGGGGTTAAACCTTGCTGGTCAAACTGATATTACCAACCAAGTTATTGAAGAAATGGATGAAGTTTTAGGAATCTAAAGCATTAATCTAGAACCTATTAAGAAATTACTTAATATCGGTGCTCCAGAAGCAGTTGATGTGTTTATCTTATAGTTGAAACTCAAACCAAACTTTTTGGATAATTTATAATCTACGGATGTTCCTAATAAAAATCCAAAGTCTTTACCCATTTTTATATCCCCATTAGAACTATCCCAACTCCCACCCGGTAACATCGTAAATATCTGTGGTGATAGTGTTAGTTTTTTATTCATTTGATATGGTTTAGTCCAAAAGGCAACGGTTGAACTACTCATACCATACGAATACCCACCAGTTTCTTGCGGTGATAGTAAATTAACCAAACCCACATTATAACCATATACACCAAATTTAGGATGTGGTTTAATCCAAGTAAATCCAGCTAACCCCATTAAAGTTCCACTTAAATATGCAGTAGTAACTGAATAGGAGTTCATAGATACTAATGCTCCATCCTTTAAGTTCATTTTAGTAATACCACCACTCAAAGCAAATTGCTTTAAGCTAGACCATATCATAGATGTTCCTGAATAACTAACATTACCTGCTGCCGATGAACGAGATACACCCAATGTTA